CATATCTGAGAATACAGATAATGCCTCTTTGAATTTTTATTTTGGTACGTATACTGGGGCGCAACCGAATACAGTTGGAACACATACAGTTTTTCATACACAAAGTGGTGGCACGCTTAGCTTTATAGTTAGAAATGCAACTAACAATACCACAATTAAATTTAGTAGTTTTTCCGTTCAAGAATACGCACAAGAAACTCCAGACATATCTGGCAACGATAACAATGCTATTTTAAAGACTGGTAAGTGTTTAACATTTACTGGTAACGATTCAGTAGATACATCATTCCCATCAAGCAAGACAATCAAGACGATAGCGTTTTGGATTTATCCTACACATACATCATCAGCTGAAGCAATATTTTATGGAGGTGGTGGTACTGGTGGCACAAGAGAGATTAGGTTGGCTGGTAGTGATTCAGAACTTGAATCAATAAATGAGAATATTGTAATGGATACCTATGTTGATGGTGTTTATAGAGGTGTTACTTATGGGGGTACACCAGCACAATTAGAGTTAGACCAATGGCAAAGGGTTGTTTTAACGTCATCAACTGGGTTTTCAGTAGTAAACGATACCTTTAATATTGGGGATGGGCTTTATGCAGCAGATGGTCGCTTTAAAATGTCAGACCTACAAATCTATGGTGCTGAATTCACTACTGATGACATTGCTTATGACTACGCTAACCCTCAAAAGTTAGTTGCCGACAACGCAAGTTCAAACGTAACGCTTAACGATTTACACGCATGGTGGCACATGAGCGAGGGCGATGGAACTATTGCTTATGATTCTGCACCTTTGCTTGGGAAAGAGTTAATTGACCAATCAAAAGGCTTTAATGATGCAGAGTATTGGGTTACATCTGGAGAGGCAAAAGTTGAAGATGGTTATGGTAAAATCATTTCTTCTACTGGCGCAATATGTTCAATTGAAAATAGAGGTATATTAAGTGTTGGTCGAACCTATCAAGTTACTTATACTGTATTTAAAAATGTGATAGGTAATTTAGGAATTTATACTCTCTCGGACTTAACAATACCGAGTTCTATTGGAACACATACGTATTCTTTTGAAGCTGGTATATCTACCTTTATATTAAAACGTATCGGTGGTGGTGGAACTGAAATATGGTTAAGCAATATATCAATTAAAGAAGTCTATAACATAGATGGAGAAACCTACGATGGCTCATCTTTAGGTGCTACCTATGACGATGCTCAAGAGAGAATCCCACAGTTGGGTATGATGAACTGGAGTAAGGGGAGTAATTTGATTGAGTATAGTGAGGACTTTAGTAATAGTTATTACGATAATGCTGGGGTTACTTTAGATAGTGGTTACCTTGCGCCAGACGGCACAATGTCAGCATATAAATTATCTGCTGATGTTTCTGGCTCTGGTGCAGTAAACAATCTATTTTCTGGTATAGGTAGCTATTATAGGTCTATATGGGCAAAGACTACGTCTGGCACTGGCTCACTTTGTTTGCTTACGAGGTATGATAGTACAGGCTCTGTCGTTACAATTACAAATGAATGGCAAAGGTTTACTATAAATTCAGCCGATAGCTTACCAGATTATTTTTATATAGTTGATTTTAGGGGTGGTAATTTGGATGAGGTTATCCTATGGGGTGCACAATTAGAAGATGCTGATTCTGTATCTGCATACCGAAGAACAAACGGAACTGCCGTAACAGACGCAACACTTATCTCATGCGCTACCGATTCACAGAAAGACATCTTAGGCAACGCCGTAAGGGTAAAAGGTAGTGGGTTTAATTTAGACGGTACTGGGTATGCAGAGGTTTTAGATGATAATGTTTTTGACGTAGGTGTAAATGAGGCGTTTTCTATTTGTGGATGGGCAAAATGGAATTATCTATTACAAAATACAAGTAGTTTGAATGTTATATTTAGCAATGGTGCAACTGTCGGCTCTGGTAATAATTTTTCAATTAGTTCAAGATTATTAGGGGATGGAAGTAAGGTAGTAAATACCTTTATAAATGGTGCAGATATAAATTCTACAACTAATTACACAAATGGGGAGTGGTTTTATTTTGCCTTTACCAGACAAGCTGGTGGTGGTAATAATACTTGCACTTTATACACAAGTAAAATAGACCAGAACGGAAATTGGGTTGTTACAAGTGAGGGTACTACTGGTAATAACGCTGGGGTTTCAAATTCTTATCCAAAATTAATAGGGTGGGATGGTTTAGCTAATGATAGAAAATATCACGACTTAATTGATGATATTAAATTTTATGACAGAGAACTTTCATCTGACGAGATAGAGCAAAACTTTAACGCAACCAAGTCTGGACATAATAACTAAGAAAATGATAGGAAATATATACATTTGTTTAAACGAAGAAACGTACAACTCTGAATTGCCAGACTTGTTTTCACGTTATCGAAGAGCAGAATTTGACGAGGAGGGTGCTTTGGTGCAACTCCTACCGACAACCTACGCTGAAATGGGCGAGGATAACAAACGACAATATGGTCATGTTTTAACATTTACCAAAGATGGTGGCAACTTTTATATATTAGAGTTTAGTGCAAGCTGGTTAGATGGTGAGGTGTCTTATTTGCTTGGTTTAGGCGAGGGATTAGCATATCCAAACAATACAGTATTGACATCTGACGAAGCAGTTGAATTAGTAAAAGAAAACGCACAAGAATAATGTATATCTTTAGTGTAACAAGCGATCAAGATTACTCAGCAGAACTTTATGTTCCGTTGGATTATGACGTTGTAGGTCGTTCTAATTACTTTCTACTTAATACTACCAACTTACAGACTAATGTGAGTAGAAGCGTTGTATTAACAAAAGATTATTTTAACGAAAGAAACACTAAATTTAGCTTCACGTTCTACGCAGAGGATAACGTAGCAGAGGACAGAGTAGTATACCAAGAAACATCGTTCTTCAGCTACGATATTTATGAGCAAACGAGCGATACAAATACAGACATCACAGATGCGTCTGTAATAGCAAAGAGAGAAACAGGAAAGTTTTGGGTTGGTGGCGATAGCCAAGTTACCTACGTTAAACAAGCAGAGGCAAACCCAACTAATTCCGTATATCTAAAAATATGAGTTTAAGAATAGTAAATTTAGCAGCAGAGAAATCTCCAAAAGCAAAGGAATCAGCATCGAAAGAATGGGTTTCTTATGGGGATGATAACAACTACTTTGAGTATTTGATCGACAGATACAATGGTAGTGCCGTAAATAACGCAATTATCTCATCTGTAAGCGACCAAATCTATGGCGAGGGGCTATCATGTACTAACGAGAACAAAAAGCCCTTAGAACACGCAAAAATGAAGTCTATATTTAAGGCGAACGACCTTAAAAGAGTTGCAAGTGATTTGAAGCTACTCGGACAAGGTGCTTTTAACATAGTATGGAATAAGGGGAGAACGCAAATACTAAAGGCGAAGCATATCCCTATGCAGAATCTAAGACCAGAGAAAGCTATTGAGGGCGATATTAAGGCTTATTACTATTCAGATGATTGGTCGCAGTACAGAAAGGAGCGATATGCTCCAAGACGCATTGAGGCATTTACTGGTGCAAGAGGCGAAGAATCTCAAATAATGGTTATTAAACCATACGCAGCTGGATATTTTTACTTTAGCCCAGTTGATTATGCTGGTGCTTTGCAATGGGCAGAGATTGACGAAGAGATAGGTACATATCACTTGACGAATATCCAGAATGGATTTGCACCTACGATGATGATTAACTTTAACAATGGGCAACCTACCGAAGACGAGCAAAATCATATTGAGCGTAAGGTAACTCAAAAGCTACAAGGCGCAAAAGGTAAAAAGTGGCTTATATCGTTCAACGATGATACGTCAAACGCAACAACGATTGAGAGTTTACCAATATCTGAAGCAAGTGAGCAGTACAAGTTCTTAAGCGAAGAGGCTACTCGAAAGATATTGATAGGTCATAAAGTTACCAGCCCAATTTTATTTGGTATCAAAGATAATACTGGACTTGGAAACAATGCTGAAGAGATAAAGACTGCATCGCAGTTATGGGATAACACAGTTATTAGACCATATCAAAACATGATTCTTGAAGCTATCAATGAAGTGTTGGCAGTTAATGGTATTGTGCTTGACACATACTTTAAAACACTACAACCAATTGAGTTTATAGAAACTGATGGTTTAGATGCTGAAGAAACAGAAAAAGAAACTGGAATAGATCAATATAGTGCATTTAAAAGCCTTGACGATATAGATACTAAGCCTACCAATGAAATGATGGAAGAGGCTGAACGTGGTCTTGAACTACGCAGAGAATTTGGAAGAGGTGGAACAGAGGTTGGTGTTGCAAGAGCAAGAAACATTAAGAACGGAGATAATCTAAGCATTGAAACTATAAAGAGAATGTACTCGTTCTTTAGCCGACATGAAAAGGCTACCAAAGGGGGGCAAGGCTACAAAGTAGGCGATGAGGGTTATCCAAGTGCTGGAAAGATAGCTTGGCTGCTTTGGGGTGGCGATGCTGGATTCAGCTGGGCATCTCGCAAGGTTGAGGAAATAGAATCCGTTGAAGAGGATTTTAAGGATTGCAAAAAGAAAAAGTGTAGCGGTGGTAAATGCAGATGTCAAAACTATTCTAAAGAGGATGAGAAGAACGACATCATTGTAGCTAATGCTCTAATTGATTTAGGCGAAGAACTTAATCTTGACGAGTGGGAAGTTATCGAAGATGTAGATGCTGAAACACATGAAGAATTAGAAGCATATAAGTTTGCATCTACTGGGGTGGCAAGACCAAATTCAAAGAGCGACCAAGATGCAACCATTGGTGGTTATATGTACAAAGTACGATACGAGTATTTCCCTAAAAAAGTAAGTGCTAATTCAAGAGAGTTTTGTCGCAAGATGGTAGCAGCAGACAAGCTATACCGTAAAGAGGACATTCTTAAAATGGATAAATCAGAAGTAAATCCTGGGTGGGGCTTAAATGGTGCTAAGAAATATTCCATTTGGGAGTTCAAAGGTGGTGGGGGATGCCATCACAAGTGGCGAAGAAAGACCTTTAAATCACTAACTAAGATTGATACAAAAAGCCCATTAGCTCCGACAGTATCAACTAACAAAGCAGACAAAGAGGGGTACAGAGTGCGTAATCCAAAAAACGTAGCTATTAAACCAAAAGATATGCCCAACAGAGGATTTGTAAATAAGAAATAACATGGCAGTATTATTTGTAAACGAAGATAAATTAAAGAGTTCAACGGCAATCAACTATAATGTTGACACTGCCTTTTTGCTACCCTTTTTAAAGATAGCACAAGACAAGCATTTACAGATTATCTTGGGTACTAAGCTATACGATAAATTACAGAACGACATTGCTGGAGTAGATGGTGCAAGTTTAACTGGAAACTACAAGATATTAGTTGATGACTATATACAAGACGCTATAATACACTACGCACTTGTAGAGGCTTTACCTTTTATATCGTTCCAGATTAAGAACGGAAGCATAACGCAAAAGAATAGCGAGAACGGAACGGCAGCTACTCGTCAAGATGTAGATTACTTAGTACAGAAAGAGAGAGATTCAGCAGAGTTTTATGGGCAGAGAATCGTAGAGTATTTATGTAACGATAGCAGTTCATTCCCAGAGTATAGCCAAAACACTGGTGCTGACTTGAATCCAATATCGAACGCATATTATACTGGTATTAAATTATGAGATATAAGCCGAAGCAACATAATATAAAAAAGCTAAAGGTATTTTTAAAGAAATTGAAAGATGAAAAACGACTTGATAGAGTTAAATAGTATTAACATTGCAGCTTTGGGGGTTAGTTTTTCCGATATAGATGCAGCCTTAACTACTTTGGTTTTGATTACTGCACTTATTTACAACGTGCAAAGATTGATGAAATGAAGTATTTTAGCAAGAGCGAATTTAAGTGTAATGGTCATGTTTGTTATGACTTAATGAATCCAGAACTTTTAAAGAAGCTGGATTTAGCCAGAGGCATTGCTGACGTACCTTTCTTTATTACATCGTCATACCGAGATAAAGAAACAAACGACCGAGTAGGTGGCTCAAAAAAGTCTGCTCACTTGAGAGGTAATGCCGTTGACATACATTGTGAAAATTCCTACCATAGATTTAAAATAGTACAAGCGTTGTTAGATGTTGGGTTTACCAGAGTAGGTATTGCCAGTACATTTATACACGCTGATGTAGACGAAGAACTCACAGATTCAGTAATTTGGACATATTAACATGACAGGATGGGAATT